AATCGGAGAGTTTTCATACGGCTTCGCAACCCAGAGATTTAGCGGCGGTGGCACGACCCAGCAGCTAGTTTACGGATTAGAGTTCGGCTCAAAAAGATTTAAACAATTCCCTTCGTATTCCGGGCGCAGTGGACGAGGTGGCACGGGTTACTTTATTTATCCGACCCTGCGTCGAATCCAGCCTGAGCTTGTCGCTAGGTGGGAACGTCGATTCGCAGAGATAGTGAGTAAATACTGATGGCCGGCAATCGCACATTAAAGCTCACGATACTAGGCGACACCGACAACCTTCTGAAAAGTCTGAAAGGCGCAGAAACATCGACTGAGACCTTTGGAGAGCGAGTCAGTGAGTTCGGCAAAAAGGCCGCTATAGCATTTGCGGCCGCCGGAGCCGCCGTAACCGCCTTCGCCGTTAGCGCAGTAAAGGCAGCGGCTGAGGACGAAGCAGCCCAGATAAAATTAGCTGAAACGATTCGCAGCACTACAAAGGCCACGGCAGACCAAATAGCCGGAGTCGAAGATTACATAACGCAGACAAGCATCGCCGTTGGAGTTACCGACGATAATCTGAGGCCGGCTTTTTCAAGACTTGTCAGAAGTACGCAGGATGTCGAGGAGGCCCAGAAGCTACTAAATCTGGCTTTGGACCTATCGGCTGCAACCGGTAAACCATTAGAGTCGGTCAGTAATGCTCTAGGTCGAGCTTACGACGGTAACACTTTAGCCCTCGGCAAATTAGGGCTTGGACTCGATGCCAGCATTTTAAAGAGTGGAGATTTTGATGCCATATTCCAGCAACTTAACGGGACCTTTGGAGACTTTGCAGAGAACGCGGGCCAATCTACTCAGAAGCAGCTTGAACGAGTCCAAATCGCATTAGACGAGGCTAAAGAGTCGGTCGGAGCAGCGTTACTTCCGGTCGTTCAGGAATTGACTGAGTTTATTTTAGAAAAGTTTGTCCCGGCATTAAATGCGTTCATTGATGGTTTAACCGGTAAGAAAAGCGTTCAAGGTTCGTTGACTGAATCGCAACAGACCGCGCAAGAATGGGGCAAAAAAGTCAGAGGCTTAATCGACACGATCATCTCGCTGAAAGACGAATTGACTATTGTCGCAGGCGTTATTGCGACGGTGTTCGTCGTAAGTAAAATAGCCGCTGGCGTCCAAGCTACGATTTTATTAATTCAAGGATTAGCCGCTGCTTATACGGCTCTCAGAAATAGCGCAGCGGCGGCAGCGATAGCCTCACGCTTTGCTTTAAATCCGTTAGCGGGACTTGGCACGGCCGCAGCCCTTGTTGGAGCCATCGTCGCAGCTACGCGGTTATTCGATAATCAGGCAGATGCGGCGGCTTTGGCAGGTGGTAACACGGTTCGAGCAGAAAGCCTACCGGGAGGATTTACGGCCGGGACAAGCATTACACCTAGCGGAACCGTTGTAACTGGAGGCGCAGTCGTAACCGGTGCAGGGACGGTCGTTAGCGGCGGAGCCGTGGCGACTACTACAAAGCCCGCAGCCGTTGAAGTAACCAAAAATAGCGCAGAGGAAATAGGCGATGCTTTCGCGAATAGTTTTAGAGGGTTAGTAGGTGGAACGCCTGACGTCGCAGGATTTAGAGCCTTTGAAGAGACCGGGTCCAGGGCAGGTCTAGCTTTGCCGATAGGTCCCACGTTCGACCCAGCTAGATTTCGGATGGGAGAGGAACGCAGCCTCACGATTAACGTTAACGCGCCAAGCATCATTGATAAACCTGCCTTTGCTGAAGCGGTCGTCGATGCTCTCAACGAAGCGCAGTATCGTTCTGGGGCCGGCGGGTCTCAGCTAATCCTATGACGCTCTGGGTCCCGGAATGGCGGGTCAAAATAAACCAGACGGAAATTACAACTGCAACTCTCAGCAACCTGACGATTACTAGCGGTCGCACCGACATCTATTCGCAGCCCACTGCCGGCTATTGCAGCATAACGCTTGTCGAAACTAACGAAACCTCGATTCCTTATGAAATTAACGATGGTCTAACGATAGAAATAAAGAAAAGCGATGGCGCGTATGTCAATCTTTTCGGTGGATTCATAACCGATTTAGCGATTCAAGTGGGCACAACCGGAACAAACGCCACTAGGCAGAACATCAACATTATCGCCGTCGGAGCTTTGGCGCGGTTAGCCCGTTCTATATTTGAAGGCAACATCGCCAGCGATTTTGATGGCGACCAGATTTATGAACTACTTTCCACAGTTTTATTTGACCAATGGAACGAAGTCCCGGCCGCTGAAACTTGGAACGCGTATGATCCTGCGGTCCAATGGGAAGATGCAGAAAATAGCGGACTTGGAGAGATAGACCGTCCAGGCGATTACGAACTGGATTCTCAGAACGGCGTTACAGATAACGTCTACGATTTAGCTTCAGGAATAGCAACTTCGGGTCTCGGTTATCTTTATGAGGATTCCTCGGGTCGTATCGGCTACGCGGACTCAACGCATCGAAGCGAATATCTGGCCACTTACGGCTATGTAGACTTAGACGGCAGCCACGCGCTCGCGCCTGGGATGGCCGTTACCAAGAGAGCCGGCGACGTCCGTAACTCGATAACCATCGCTTATACCTCATCTGGTAATTCGTCGGTAACCGATAGCGACGCCGCCTCAATTAGCGATTATGGGCAACTTGCCACCAATATCCGGACGACCCTAAAGAATCAAAGCGATGCCGAAGACCAGGCGGCTTTTTATCTACTTATAAGAGCGTATCCACAGTTTCAATTTACGCAGGTAACTTTCCCGCTCGGCTCCACAGACATCGACAATGCCGACCGAGATGCACTACTTCAGGTCTTTATGGGCCTACCGGTAAACATCCAAAATCTGCCGGGAAATATGGTTGATGGAGAGTTCCAGGGATTCGTCGAAGGTTGGACCTTTTCGGCGGGCTATAAATCTCTGAGTCTGCGGATGACGGTCAGCCCAATTGCCTATAGCTTGCAGGCCTTCCGTTGGAACTCGGTCCCGGCGGTAGAACAATGGGCCACGTTATCGCCAACGCTTGACTGGCTCAACGCTACGATTGTCGCATAAAGGAGACCTATGCCAAATACAACAAATTATAGCTGGGCAACACCGGCCGATACAGACTTAGTTAAAGATGGCGCGGCTGCTATCCGCACTCTTGGTTCATCAATTGATACAACGACTAAGAATCTAAATCCTCAGACTACGACTGGTGCTATTGCTTACAGGTCAGCAACTTCTAATGTAAATACCGCGTTACCAATTGGAACTGCTGGACAAATTCTTCAAGTCAATTCTGGGGCTACTGCTCCTGAATGGGCTACACCTGCTGGCGGCGGCGGTATGACTTCTATTGCTACGGGTTCATTAACGGGATCATCAGTAACAATTTCAGCAATCAACCAGACTTATAATAATTTGCAGTTAGTCATAAAAGGCGCTTATCCTGCAACTGCTGACCAAAGCGTGATTTTACGATTGAACGGCGACACAAGTAGCGTTTATACTCAAGTAAAATTGCGTTCTTCAAATGCCACGCCTGCCGTTGGAACTGATACGGCCTGGTATTTTGACGATAACGCAGTTGGTAGTGATGACATAGGCCAAGGTCAATTAGCGGTCATAAATCTTTACAATTATGCAGACACAACAACTCGCTGCGTATTAGACGGAACTATTTATTATGTAAGTAATACTGCATCAACGCCAACGGTTTTAGGTTTAACGGGACTATTTAGAGTAACTGATAATATTGATAGCATAACTATAGCGGTTTCATCAGGCAACTTTGGCGCTGGTTCCTACATACTTTATGGAGTGAAATAATGATAAAAATACATAACGCCGAAACAGGCGAAATTATAGAAAGAGAAATGAACGAACAAGAATTAGCGCAAGCACAAAAAGACCAAGAGACACAAAGTCTTAGAAAAGCGGAAGGACAAGCGCAAGCAGCCGCTAGAGCAGCAGCCGAAGCCAAACTTGCAGCACTTGGTTTAACTGCCGATGATCTGAACGCACTCGGCCTTTAGCACAATCTATAAAGATTATGGAGACACCGCGTATGGCTTATCTCGACGGAACCGCCCAGAGAGTATGTGAAATCGCGCTGGGCGAAATCGGTTATGTCGAGCAACCAAAGAACATAACTAAATATGGAAAATTCACCGGCGCCGATGGCTTGCCCTGGTGCGGTTCGTTCGTTAACTGGACCTTTAGTCAGGCGGGCGTAAAGTTGCCATCGATGGTCTCAACCGCTGCCGGTGCATCACGAATGAAAGAAATCGGACGATGGACCGATGACCCTAGACCGGGCGATTTAGCATTTATGGATTTCCCTCACGACGGCATCGACCGGATTTCTCATATTGGAATCGTCGTAAAAGTTGGACCAAAGAACTGCTTTATTGTTGAAGGTAACACTAGCGGCACCGGAGACCAGCGCAACGGTGGACAAGTGATGTTAAAGAAAAGGCCCAGGATCAGTGGACCCATCGTCGGTTATGCCCGTCCGAAGTTCGTAACTTCGCTCGATGCGTTCCCGGTCGTCGATGACGTTGCAGACGACGTAATCGAAGAAAAGCCCAAAAAGAAAAAAGGAGCCAAGAAAAATGGCACAACTAAAGGCACTACTAGCGAGCTGGAGTAGGTCATTCGTAGCCGCATCATTAGCGGTCTATTTGGCCGGAGTTACAGACCCGAAGGCGATAGCCGGAGCAGGTCTAGCTGCAGTCCTTCCAGTTATTTTGCGCTGGCTAAATCCAAAAGACTCGGCCTTCGGACTTTCCAAGCCGTAGTCCTGACACTGGTTCTAGGCGGCTGTGGTTACGACGGATGGGTCAGGTATCCCTGCCAAAACTTCGAAAACTGGAGCCGCCCAGAATGCCAGAAGCCGCAGTGCCTTGTATCGGGAACTTGTACAGAGGACATCATCGGCAGGCCGATACCAAAGACGCCTTAGCCCGGCAGACATCAAGGCTCGATTAATCCTAATTATCGGCTCGGCTTTGGCCCTTTGCTTTGTCGCAATGACGCTAGGGATAACCTACGCCCTGATTTTCGTTACTCAACCCATCGGCGCACAAGCTCCAAACGATGCGGCATTTATAGACCTTCTTAAAACTCTAGCGATTTTCTTAACCGGGTCGCTCGGTGGCGTCCTTGCATCTAATGGCCTGAAAGACCGTAACGACACGCCGAAGGACCCGCGTACTACTTGAGACCGTCGGCGCAATAGGTCAAACTAAAGCCGATGGGAACGTCCGATTCCCACGGTCAGGAGCAGTTTATGTGTACGTACGATTATGGCGATTTCTTCGCCCTAGCCTTTTTGCTTTTTTTAGTATTTCTAGGCGGCTGGGGCACAGGTTGGAACTCCGGTAAAAGAGAAGGATTTGACGCCGGTTACAAAAGGGCGCGTTCAATAGCTTTATCAGAGTTATCTTTCGATACCTGGAAGAAAAGAGCTAAATAATGAGCCGTTATCAGGTTTATAAGAACACGATACTTGATGCCAAAAAGTGCGCTGATGGATTATCAATAGCCGCTTGCCCTAGTTGCCTTGCTGATCGATTGGCAAGCATCGAAGCCAATTTGTGTTGGTATTGTCGCGATGCAAGAATCACGCGTGCTCTAACTTTATGCATAAACGTAAACGACAAAAATCTGATGCACCTAGTCTGCGAACGATGCGCCGAGGCCTTGGACGGCCAGAGCGTTACTTTTGAGAAAAGCGAGGACCAAGTATGAATTACGGATTCTGCGCCGGATGTAAAAGGTCGGCATATTTGCCCGTGGATTTGTACTGCGCGGCCTGTGAGCCGGAGTTAGAAAGCGAGCGCGACTAATGGCCTTCGATTTATCTAACTACGAGGACGTAAACGCCAGGATTACTCGATTCCGTTCGGAGTTCCCGATGGGTCGCATTGTTACAGAAATCGTTCACGTCGATTACGACCAGGGTCGAGTATTGGTTAAGGCTACGGTTTACAGAACCGACGACCCGGCTGAGTTGCCCGCAGCTACAGACTACGCCTACGAGTTTAGGTCAACGCACGGCGTCAACAGGGACTTTTGGATTGAGAACTGCGTAACTTCCGCTGTGGGCCGTGCTATCGGGGCTCTAACGCCCTCTGGAGCCCGTCCAACGCGTCAGGACATGGAGAAGGCCCAAAGCCTACAAGC